ATGTTGATGATTCTGATCCCGATTCTGTGGACGATAGTAGTTCTAACTTGGAAAGTGATATTGATATTGATTATCATCCTACTTCTATTGCTGGTGGTGTGAATGCTAGTGATCTTCCTGATATTGAGGAACCAGAAATACATACTGCTCAAGCATTTGAAGATGCATTGAAAGATCTTACTAATTTAAATACGGATAATAAAGAAAATATATATGTAGAATTGCCACAAGTAAATTTAAAAAATATAATTGTACCTAATAGTGTAGTACATGCTAGAATTAATTTTCATTGGCAGGAAGAAGAAAAGCGTTGGGCTGATAATAAAGGAGATTATCTTCTTCATGAAGGATGTTATGATATTCCTGATAATGAATATTCTAAGTTTAAGAAAAATGCACAAAAAGAAGTTAATTACTTAGTTAAAGAATTTGAATGTAAGAAATCTGCTAGTGCATATGCACGTTCTACTACTGCTAGAACTGGAGTATTAGACACAACAAAATTACATACTTATAAGTATAATGAGGATTTATTTAAAAAAATAAATGTAGTTCCTGATGGTAAGAATCATGGATTAGTATTCATTCTTGATTGGTCAGGATCAATGAATCAAGTAATGTCTGATACTATTAAACAACTTTATAACTTACTATGGTTTTGTAAGAAAGTTAATATTCCTTTTGAAGTTTATGCTTTTACAAATGATTATCCTCGTGAAGAAATTATGACTCCTTCTTACGAAAAAAAGGAAGGACTTGCATTTATTGAAGGAACATTTTCTTTGTTAAATCTTTTCAGTAGTAAATTAAGATCTAAAGAATTGGAAAATCAAATGAAGAATATTTTTAGAATTTCATGTGCTTTTGATAGGGAGATTTGGACTTATTATAGTATACCTCTTGGAATGAATCTTTCTGGAACTCCTTTGAATGAAACTTTAGTTGCTTTGCATCAAATTATTCCCCAATTTCAAAAAGAGACTGGAACTGAAAAAGTTCAATGTATTATTCTTACTGATGGAGAAGGATCTCCCTTGAAATATAGTAAAAAGTTCCAACGTCATTGGGAATCAGAAGATTATATGGGAAGTTCTTATATTAATGAGAATTGTATTATTCGTAATCGTAAAACAGGATATACTTATTCCTGTGCTGGACTTGGACATTGGGCTGATGTAAGTGATCTTCTTTTAAAGGATTTAAGACAATCATTTCCTCATACTAATTTTATTGGTATTCGTATTCTTTCAAATAGAGATGCTAGTCAGTTTATTAGACGTTATGCTGGATATGTAGATGATTCTTATCATCAAATAAATTCAAGATGGAAGAAAGAGAAATCTTTTGCAATTAAAAATTCTGGATATCATACTTATTTTGGATTGTCATCATCTTCATTATCTAACGATGATGAGTTCGATGTTCAACAAGATGCAACAAAAGCTCAGATTAAAAGAGCATTTGTAAAGAGTCTTAAGAGTAAAAAAATGAATAAAAAAGTTTTAGGAGAGTTTATAGAACTTGTTGCTTGATAAATATGTTCAGGTATATGGTTAAAAAAAATGTCTAGATTTGGGGATCTTATTACTGGAAAAACTACTCCAGAACCTGTGGTTGCAGAAGAACCTGTAGTTGCAGCAAAACCAGTTGTTGAAGAAGCTCCTAAGAAGAAGCCTAAAAAAGTAGAAGCAAAAAGTGAAGAAAAACAATCTTGGTTAGGTGGTGTAGCACCGAAGAAACTGCAACTCTAAGACCAATTTACAAAGTGTCTACTAAGGGGTCTATAAGACCCCTTTTTTTATTATAATAGATGTATAAATAAATCACTTACATTATGACTTTTGAACTTAAGATGACAGAACAGCAAGCAGTTGATGGATTGAGAAGTGCATACGGTACTGAATTTACTGCTGCTGATGTTAAAGCATTTTGTGCAATGAATGATATAGGATATGCAACAGTAACTAAGAAAATACAAAAATATAAAGTATCTAAAGGTAAGTGGAACCTAGAAGTAACTACAAAAGTAGTAGAAGACATTGAAAAATCATTTAGTGCTCCTGCAGCTGAACCAGTTTTTGAACAAAATTTGATACCTCAAAAAGATGAAACATTCGTTAAATTCGGACCTTTTACCGACCTTAAAAAAATTATACAAAGTAAGCTTTTTTATCCTACTTTTATCACTGGACTCTCTGGAAATGGTAAAACTTTTGGGGTAGAGCAAGCATGTGCTCAATTGAATAGAGAACTTATTCGTGTAAACATTACAATAGAAACTGATGAAGATGATCTCATTGGCGGTTTCAGGCTTGTTGACGGTGCAACCGTTTGGCACGACGGACCAGTTATTCAAGCTCTCAACAGAGGAGCTATCTTGCTCCTTGACGAAATCGACCTTGCCTCAAACAAAGTCCTCTGTCTCCAGTCCATCCTTGAGGGTAAAGGAATTTTCCTTAAGAAGATTGGAAAGTTCGTCCAACCAGCAGCAGGATTCAATATCATCGCAACGGCAAATACTAAAGGTAAAGGTTCAGACGACGGCAGATTTATTGGAACTAACGTGCTCAACGAAGCCTTCCTTGAAAGATTCCCTGTAACATTTGAGCAGGAATATCCTACTGTTACTAATGAGATTAAGATTTTAAATGCTGTATCTAATCAGATTGGTGTCACTGATTCTGATTTCTGTAAGAGATTAGTAGACTGGGCAGACATTATTCGCAAAACATTCTATGATGGTGGTATTGAGGATCTTATCAGTACTCGTCGTTTAGTTCACATCTTACGTGCTTATTCCATTTTTAATGATAAAATGAAAGCAATTCAAGTATGTGTAAATAGGTTCGATGAAGAAACTAAGCAGTCATTTATTGAATTGTATGATAAGGTAGATGCTGATGTTAATTTGGATTCTGCTGAAGATAAAATGTATGAAGGAGAGGAATGAATCTTTGGAAAGAGTATAAAGATGCCCTACATGAATCTATCGAACTCCATAATGGAGTAGGTCATGTATGGGCTCAATGGGAGAGTAAGGGAACTACTCTCCTTGCCAAGACTTATAGTAATCAGCATTTGATTAAATCAAGAGAAGTTGAGATATGGAGTGAAAACTCATGTATCTACAATAATATTCTCTATCCTAAAACAGGATCAGATCTTCCATGTTTTGGTATGGATCTAATGGCATTCAATGAGAAGAGAGTTATTATTGTATTTGACTTTCAACATCCTGTAGAAAATCATTTAATATCTTTTGATGATTTGCCAAAAGCAGAAAAAGAATATAGATTCTTTGAAATGGGTAATCATTTTTCTAAAAATATTTTTGTTAGGTATTGTAAGATGGAAGAAGTAAATGTTTATCTATCTACATTTAAGCAATACTTGACTAAGTACAAAGATATGCTAGAATGTCAGAAACCAACTGGAACTGATATTAACGAATACAAAGACTTTGATGCTTACATGACTCGACTTGATCCAGTAGGTGGATATCTGAAAGGTAAGTTTGGAAAAGAGAGAGCAGAAAGTCTAGTAAACGATTTCTTATTTGAATATGGTTAATGCTTGGAGTCTAGCTTATGATGTACTTAATGGAACTATGGATGAGGTGTATCCTGTTATGAATGAAAATAAAATTACTCCACAAGAGAGTGATGAATATGATATACCTGAATCTCCTTGGGTTTATGAATCACCTGATGGTGGTAAAACTGTTACTAGAAGAAAACCTGGTGATGATTATACCAAGAAAGAAGTGATTACAGGAGATTATTTTGATCAGGCAAAACCTCAACCAGATTTAAATTATAAATCTCAAAAGTATCAAGAAGATAAAGGTATTGCAGATCTTAAAGATTATGTTTCTTCTACTTATAGAGGACATTATACTAATAAGAATTCTGATACTCAAACTCTTGATCTTATTCATTCCGTAGGCGATGCAGAATCATTTTGTCGTTCTAATGCACTTAAGTATTTGAGTCGTTATGATAAGAAGGGAACTGCAAAACAAGATATACTAAAAGCAATGCATTATTGCTTACTTCTCTATTATTTCAGTGGCAACACTAAAGAACCTGAATACACAAATACTCGTTATGAAACTTTCTGACAATACGTTAAACATTTTAAAAAACTTTGCTGGAATTAATAATTCTATTCTTGTAAAGCAAGGTACTCAACTTCGTACCATGTCTGTTGCTAAGAATATTCTTGCAGAAGCACAGATTGATGAGGAGTTTCCTCGTGAATTTGGAATTTATGATTTAAATCAATTCTTAAATGGATTGAGTTTGCATCAGGATCCTGATATGGATTTCTCTCCAGATTCTTTTCTTTCTATTCGTGAGGGTAAGCGTAGGGTTAAGTATTTCTATGCTGATCCTAATGTTATTATATCTCCACCTGATAAAGAGATTACTCTTCCATCTGAAGATGTACATTTCCAGTTAGAGAGTACTTCATTGGATAAACTTCTTAAGGCAGCAGCAGTATATCAATTACCTGACTTATCAGCAGTTGGTGGTGATGGTGTTGTTAAACTTGTTGTACGTGATAAGAAGAATGATACTTCTAATGAATTTGCTGTTGTAGTTGGTGAAACTGATAAGGTGTTTAGTTTCAACTTCAAAGTAGAGAATATTAAGATTATTCCTGGTGCTTATGATGTTGTTGTTTCATCTAAACTTTTATCTAGATTTACTAATAGCCAGCATGATTTGAAATATTTCATTGCTCTTGAACCAGATTCAACTTTTGAATAGTGATTTTTGATAAAATAAGTCTTGTAACTGGTGGATTTGATCCAATACATACAGGACATCTTCGCTATTTTGAAAGAGCAAAGGATTACTCGGATTATCTTATTGTAGGATTAAATGGTGATCCCTGGCTTAAGAGAAAGAAAGGACAATACTTTCAATCTTGGACTGAAAGAGCAGATATACTTCGTCACTTAGACATGGTGGATGCTGTTATTTCTTGGGATGATGCAGATGATTCTGCATGTGGTGCTATTGAAAAATGCCTAGACATTTCCGATACTGTTATATTTTGTAATGGTGGAGATCGTGGTAAAGAAAATACTCCAGAAGTTACTGGGTATGGTTCTAATCCTAGAGTAAAGTTTCAATATGGTGTAGGTGGAACTGATAAGTTAAATAGTAGTTCTTGGATATTACATAACTATTTTAATCGCCAGCGTAAATTATTAGGTATTTAAGATGAAAGAAGAACTATTAGAACTCTTAAAAAAGTATGCTTATAAGAAGGGGGAATTTACTCTCTCGTCTGGTAAGAAAACAGATCATTATGTAAATTGTAAACCAGTTACATTGACTGGAAGAGGATTAACACTTTCTAGTGCAATATTATTATCTGCTATAGAGGAAGATTCTAAAGCAGTAGGTGGTCTTACTTTAGGTGCTGATCCATTAGTAAGTGGAATAGCAGTTATTTCTGCACTAGAAAGATCGACAATGGATGCTCTTATCGTTCGTAAAGAACCTAAAGGTCATGGTACAGGTGCATGGATAGAAGGTCCAGAACTCCCAGAAGGAACTAAAGTAACTGTTATAGAGGATGTGATTACTACAGGTGGTTCTGCTATTCAAGCGGTAAAGAGGTTGCGTGATGCAGGTTATAAGGTTGATCGTGTAGTTTCGATAGTAGATCGTCAAGAAGATGGTGAAGCTGATACTGCTATGGAACTGGCAGGATTGGAACTTGTTAGTTTATTTACATTGGAAGATATATCAAATGCCAAGAATGAACAGAGAGACTGAGTTAAATTTTGCATTAGAACATGTTGCACATTTAGGAGATTACATTGAAAGAGAATCACCATTATTTTTTCCATTATCTACAATTAGAATTGGATTAGAAAAAGAATTACAATATGAGCAAGAAAGGAAAAACAAAACATAACTACAAGAACCCTTCTAAGAAACAAGATCTTGGACATGTAGAGGCACAAGTCACTGAGGGTAAGAAGTATTATGATGAGCAAGGGCGGGAGATCAACCCACCTATA